TATAAGTGTAGTAATCCCCGCGCCTAAAGCACCAGAACCCACTGCGCCAAGGCCCGGTAGCAGCATGTTAAGGCCGATTGGAATTATAATCGGAGCGATCTTCTTAAAGACGTTTTTGATCCCTTTGACCAACTTCTTCAAGAAAAACTCGGGCTGACCTGTGACAGGGTTAATGCTGTTGGCACCAGAACCTACCGTATAACGCTCCATGTCCACGTTAGACCGATCAAACGCTTGAGTAAGCTCTTTGGCTAATTTAGGGTTTTCTTCCAGAATCTCAGGAGAAACCGCGATCTCGCCTGTCTTCATGTGCACAAGCTGATCATCACCGTTGCGCCCATAAGACGCCATACGGTTACCTACTTCAACCATAGAATTAATGCCCCGAGGGGCACCAAAAGCTAAGACATTATCCTCAACTTCGTCCATGTTGGACGTCAGAAAGGAAGCCAGACCACCTTCGGGTATTCGTTTTAAAGAGTTGTATTTCATCACAAAGCCTTCAGATTACCCGTATACTAACAAATATATACCACAGTTTCCATCACAATCACAACGTCGATCCGCCCATAGATTGCGGCATCGTTACAGAGATACTTGTATTACGCCGTTCTACCCCGGTCCACGGTTGTCCACAATCAGGACAATTGCCGTTTGGATAAGATGCAATCTCTTCGGGCGTATCTACAATATTAGGACAGTTTCCGCAGTGTAACGTGTCACTGCTCGTAGAAGGCCGCCAAGAAGAGCCATCATTCATTGTTATTATTGTATCTGTCATGTTGTTGTCACCTGTACAGTTCCCACTGCCCCCGTTCCCGAAACCCCACGAGGGTGAGGCATAGAAGGCAAAGATATTTTCACAAAGCCGCCTTGTTGAAAAAGCGCATTCTCTTCAAGATTATAATCGTCAGATTGCAAGGCTGTCAAAGTTAAAGCCGTGTTGCGCCCCTCTCCGGGGTTTTGCATCTGTTGCAAAAACACAGAAAACGCGCGTACAACTTCTGCCATGTACTGTTGATTATACTCCACCGGAGCAACTGGAAAAAACGGACGGACAAGGTTTCTGCTCATCGTCTACCATCCGGTCTGAGATCGTACCTCAAAGTCCCTAAACGCCACGATGTCCCTGTTTGGTCTGAGCTAACATTAACGGACATTTGACGCCCACGAAGGCGAAGGTTCACATATTCCGTACTTTCCGAAACAGAGCTTTCTGTTTCCTTTAAAAAACTTCCACTCGATTTGTTACGAACCCGCGTTTTGATGTCTAAAACAGGAGCAGGCTCGGTAGAGTTCCTGAAAGAAACATCGGGAAGAAGCCGTTTTATAAAAACAAAGTGTTCCCCGTCACCAAGGTCCATAGGCGCAGAAGTCACAAACGAGTTAATGGCAGTGGGCGGCGACGTGCTTCCGTCATCAAAACCGTTTTCATGGTTGTAGAGATACCCATCGTTTCCAGCGGCAATGGGATACTCGTGAATACCATGATCAATCCATGCGGTCCGAGACAATGTTCCATAATACCAAGAGTTCTCCAGATAATTAAACACAACGTATTTGTCATTGTTCTCGCTACTTGCAGAAGGATAAAACCACCAAACTTCTGAATGACTAGAATTTAATGCCGCGGTTACTTTTAAGCTTTGCGAATAGTTAAAGTCATTAAACACTGAGTCTTTTACAGTACAGGGTATGCGTTGAACGCTACCACCAAACATATAAAACTCACTCTCGCCCATCCAATACACGGAATCATCTACTGCAACGGCAGATTTCGGACTCGCAATAGTAATGTTTTCTGAAACGCCTTGTACGCCAAAGGTAAAAGGAGGTCCTAAAAACTGCATGGCGTAGAGTGTAGTGTCTGTAAACACCATGATCTGTTGACGTGTTTCAACCGCGGTAACAATCTCTGAGCCAGAGCCTAACCTCAAATCACCAGCGGTGTTTTCTAAAGTTGGCGTCCAATCTGTTAAGGACGCTTGGTCCGAAAATCTTATCAAAAGGGGGTCTTGGACGCCGGTATTTCCAACTGCATCGCAGCCAAACGCAATAATATGACGGTCCCTGTCGGAAACCAGAATCTTGCGAGCTACGGTGGGTGTGTCAGACGCGCCACTTAATGAGTCTAAGCTTACGGCTCGTGTTTCCGTGCCCAAGCTGGAATCCCAATAATATATATTACCGTCATGTACGTTAAATAAAAGGTCTTCTCCGAAGTTATCTTGATCATACAAGCGAAGCTGCGCACCAGTTACAGTTGTACTGGCCTCAGACCCCCATGTTCCTCTGGACCAAGTTGAAGCACCCCAACCAGACCCACTAATAGCAGTATCAAGGCCCGTGTTGATTTGATATTCGCCTATCGTGGAAGACCCGCCGTTACCTGTGTCAGAAGCATCAGCCTCAACAGGTGTGTCTACTATTTGACCGTCTTCTGTAATTTGATCAATAGAGGTATTGGCCTGTCGAGCTTGAATGGTGTAAGAGTTACCGGTGGGTACGCTAATAATCTCATATTCTTGATTTAGAACATCGGCGGTGATGTTTCCGCCCAAACTAACTGCATCTGAAAAAGTTACAAAATCGCCCGCCACTGCTCCGTGCGAGTTATCTGTAACGGTTATTATTGAACTTCCAGAAGTTGCAGAAAAAGTTATTTCACCGGCTGTAGTAGTTTCGCGAATAGGCGTAATATCGTAATAAGTAGCCCCTGTCTCAACGTAAAACTTCAAATTAGTGCCAACACCAATGTATTTATCGCCACTTAAAGAAACCCACGGATGCAAAGAGCGACAAGCCCCTAAAAAAGAATTTAAAGACGTTTTTGCCCAACCACCGATTTTTTCTGGAAAACCTAAGCGAAACCTTATTTTATCGCCATCAACCCAACCACCCTCATTAGAATAAGGGGTGATCTCTGTATTTATTCCGGGCTTAAAGTTAAATTTAGAAAAAGGCATGACGCATCCTCGGTGACTACGTTTTTACAATACCACAACCCTTTTGCAGTTTCTAGCGAACAGGTTTAGGCGGCCATTTTAGGCTTCGGGGATAACCCTCCTGATGCTCAATTTCGCGCATATATCGTCTAAATGATACAAGCTTTTCTGGCACAGGCGTGTTTTTTTCAAGGTAAAACATCACGTCGTCCAATGTTCCGGCTAACTCATCTTTTACGCGCTCTTTAATTTTCTCAAAGATTATCTCGTCAGGCAGCATCTTGACTTCGTGGTTTTGTCGCCAAGCTCCCTCTTCAAAAATGACCGTTGTTTTTACCTTTTCTGTAAAAGGGTCGTAAGGAGGAATTGGCGTGGGCATAACTTTAAACACATTGAAAGCATTCAAAGTTTCTTCGGGAATTTGAGAGGGAAAACTTACGTTTTTGTGACGACGTTTCAATTCTCCTTCAAAAAAAGGAAACTTCTCTACTTCGTTGTCTTCCCCGATCAAAACGTACATCAAACTTTGTACTCACCTATAAGACCGCTGCTTACAACAAAGAACCGAGTGCCGTCGCTGTTCCAATCAAAGTAGCCCCCAGAAGCACCCCAATATGCGTTGTTGGTAAAGTCATTACCATCCGGAGGAGAATCGTATTCAAACTTAAAGCTTGTGAGTGGCGTAGCCGTTGATATGTCATAAGGCGTTGATAGTGAAAATGCGAGAATGTACTTGTCTGACGAGCTTAATTGTTGGTCACTGCCACCTTTTTGCAGCATGTAAAGATAATTACCACTATCTTTAAACATAAGGTTTACAAAATAGGGCATTGCACCGGAGGTAAAGGGCCACGTAAAGCCGCCGTCCGGTAAAACTTCTTTATGAACTGCCGTTCCCTCAATAGCGATAGAGGCTGTTGTAGGGTCATACTCCGTGGAAAGGTTTACTTTATGGGTATAAATCCCAGTATTGCCATATTCGCCACGAATATAAATACTATTTCCATTGCTAGGGTGCCAACGAATAGCATTTACATCCGCGCCAATAAAGCCGTATTTGCCCCATGTCTCATTCGTATTAATTTCTATGTTATCCCAAACACCCGTGGTGGTAATGTCCCATGGAGTACCCATGGTTGCCATCCAAAGTTGCCCAGCATACGCAATAATAATGTGTTCCCCGTTACTGCTTATGTCAAAAGAATAAATACTAGACGCAGAAACAGAACTGGTTACTATATTATAGCCGTAGTGAGAAGCCGTCGATAAATCCCATGCGGTTGTTAAATTAAACTGATGCACAAGTAAGTTACTACCTTGGTAGTAAGCTTGCGGATAGGCTAATGTCGAGTTTGCTCTACCTATAATATAAATCGAGGTGCCATCAGACTTCCATCTAAACTCATAATTACCAAACGCAATTGTTCTTGGAACTACACCGTCTAGTACGGGGTCAGCCCAATACCATATGTGCGAACCACCGTCATGAGTCATGGTTTTAAAGCTAAGTTCCGAACCAAATTCAGTTTTTAGGATGTAGTCACCCCCGGTTCCGTCCATGCCACGGAACATTTTTGTTCCGGTAGAATCAATATAAAGGCCCTGCGTTCCAGTGCTACCTCCAACCATATAATACGTGTAATACCTGTCATCATTACTTGGGGCAGTACTTGGAAGAGTAGAAGGGTCCCAATTTGTACCAAAGTCAAACCTATAAAGCTGAGTCTGTTGCGCAACGCAAAGCTTTGACCCATCCGATTTTATCCAAATACCCGCCGCAAAATCGTCATTAATTAAGGACATCGTTTTATAATTATCCGGAGTGGTTGTGCTTGCTATAGACGTGGGGTCCCATGCGGTGCTCATGTCCCACTGAAAAATATACTCCGTGTTGCTGTTATAGCTCAAAGCATACATGTAAACTGCGGAGCCATCTGGCTTAAAAAACATCTTATCTTGTTGCGTTGAGGCTCCGTAAGCCATAGTACCGAAAGTAAACGTTTTGTCTGGGGTAGAACCACAAGAGCCTAAATCATAAGCGGTTGAGGCAGCATAACGTTCCAAGATTCCCGCACTGGCACTTCTAGTTAATCGGAAAAGGTAATTTCCATTATTCCCCCAAGCTATGTCTCCGCCGAACGGGCTGCTACTGACAGATAGAGTAGCGTTAGCCGTAGCCGAAGTCGTGGATAAATCCCATGCTGTGGACAGACTATATTCAGTTACCGTGTTTGAGGATGCCTGATACAACTTTGTTCCCGTGGGATTCATAGTCAGACAGTTAGTCGTCGTATTAACATCCGTTTGTCTCCAAGTGTTATCCGGTTTCCCCGGATCATTAAGTCGTATGTCGGAAACATCATAAGCTGTGCTTAACGAATAAATACGAATACAGTTTAAGGTGGTGTCCAACAAATACGCTTTTGTACCATCGTTATTAAAAGAAAAGCTTTCTATAGAAGTTTTATAGGCAAGGTTATCGCTATAGGGACCAAGTAAGTCGTTTGTTTTTGTTCCACCATCGTAAGTAGTGACCCCATAAGCTGTGGGTGGCGTAACTGTTTTAGCGTAATCCCCATCTAAATTTAAACAAGTGTAAGTGCTTCCAGAGCTATCAAACTCCAATCCCGTGTTGTTGTAATTATTAGTATCACCTGTTTCAGTAACAATAGCCCTTCCGAAACCAGAAGTGTCCATAGTGGAAATGTCGCCAGCGGTCCCTAACGGAACAGTGTAAAGACCGGGGGGCATGGGTGCCGGCAATGTGGGGTTACCACTTGTATTAGCGTAGCCGTAAACGGCAAGTGTGAGTTCGTCTTTAGCGTCATTAAACATCATACTTGAGGCTTCATTAAAAGCACTTGTTCGATAATATTTATTCAAATAATCAAAATCGACGAAGGAAGACGGATCAAAAGCGGAGCTGTAATTAAAACAACGTAAGCTTGCCCCACTAAAGATAGCTAGTAGATTTTGCCCGTCTTCGGACCAAGTTTGAGAAAAGGACGGAAGCCCGCTGGAGTTATAAAAATTAGTGCCCGAAGTGACATAGCTAGAGGTTCCAACATTATATGCCGTAGAAAGTGTTTCCTCGAACAAATAATAAGGGTCGGTAGAATCGTTGTAATGACGCCCTATCAAAAGTTTAGACCCGTCCGCATTAAAATTAATTCCGTTTATAGTCCAAGAAGTACCCCAGTGTGAATTAGCCGTACTAGACGAAGACAAAGTGAGCGGTGGATTGTACATCCGAGAGGGCATTTCAAGTTTAACGCTGCTTAGGGAGGATGCGCTTGCCGCCCCATTGTAGATAGCCGAACTTATGCCTTGGTTGCTCGTAAAAATACGCGTAAATGTGGAAGAATCAGTGTAAACATTAAAACCTGCTCCCATTCGTTGAGGAACTGAACCAGCTAACACTGCACCATACTTTGCATTACTGGTTTTTGTGCTCCAATCTAAGGTACTCAAATCAAAGGCCGTAGTCATTTCTACCGCCGTAAATATTAAACTAGTATCGTTTATGTATAAAACTGTTCCGTCAGAGGACATGCCCTGATAGGTGACATCCGCCAAGCCCTGTCCGGATATGGATGTAATATCGGTATCCGCAGTAACCCCTGTACTTAAATCATAAGCAGTTGTTAAGTTGAAAACCTTTATGCTCGTACCAAAGTTATGTATTACATAGTAAACTGTGCCGTCACCATTAAACATACCCACCCCTTCACTATTTGTAGATGACGGATCAACTACGGAAGTTATTGTGGTTAGAGTAAGAGTTGAAGAAGGGTCCCAAGCAGTTGCAAACTCACATTGATATAACCTTGTATACCCGGTATCTATAAAATAAAACTTTGTGCCATCATCATTTACAGTAAGGCCCCTAGGAGAACTTGTAAACCCTGTATTAATTTGGGTGCGTGAATCACGGGTAGCACTGCCCATGTCCCATGGAGTAGATAAGGTGTAGGCCTCAAAAAAAGCACCCGAGGAACTGTTGTTATTGTTGACGACCATTTTGGTGCCATCACTTTTAAACACAACCCCTACGGGAAACTCGGAGTCATTTACTTCATACTTGTAAACGTTATTATAACCGGTGCCTCCTACAAACACAGCTTGATCAAAAGTCCATGGGTCACCACCGCTGCCCCCGGCCCCCATTTGTACCTTACGAGACACACTCATTATGCAAACTCCTGTCCGCCTACAAATCCGTACCAATTTGTGCCACCATCGGTGGTGTACAAGGTGTAAATATCAACTGCGCCAGACGCCGTACTAAGAGTGGGAGCGGAACCGCCTGCCCAACTAACGGAAGCTGGCCAAGCAAAAGTACGCGCAGTTGTGTCCTGAACAATTTTTAAGGTTAATGCATAAGACGTACCAGATGCCGGAGGGTTACTTAAAGTCAACGTCGTGACGTTCTCTGTGAGCGTCGTTTGAAAGACGTTTGCGCTTTCGCAATCTACCGTCAAGGTTCCTGACGAAGACGATATGGCAGCATACGTCTCATTATAACTTTTTGCTTTAAACTCTTCCGAAACGTACACGTCACCATTAGCGTCTGCCGTCAGCGTTTTACTTGCTTCTGACGTACCCAACGTTGTGATGTCGTTATAATTTACTTCGGCAGCCGTTGCGGTAACGCCAAGTTGACTCAACGTAATTTGAAGCAACGTTGTTAAATCCTTGACCTCGGCTCCTGCGCCCGCGCCATCACAATATACAATCGCCGCGTCACCGTTAGCTATCGTCACATTACCCCCAGTGCCTTGCGTTAATACAACGCTTTGTCCGCTAGTATTGTAGGCAAAGTACAAATGCGATGCATCATTAGGGGCAATCGTGACGGTGTTTGTACCAGAGGGCGAACCGCCAAAAACTAAAACTCGATACTGCCCATCAGATAAGGCACCATCAGTTGTCGTTAATGTATGCGTTGTGCCGCTTAAAGTAATCGTCCCCACCCCATTTAGGATGCGGTCTATCATCTGTAAGTTTACGTTTGTTGTATCACCCCATGTGCCAGACTGTTCACCAGTAGCAATGAGTTCGATACCAGAGGAGGTATAAGTACTAGCCATGTTTTATCCTTATGCTGCCTCTATTTCTGTCCATATAGTATCTGAGGCGGGTTCTTCGTCAGTATAACTTGTTCCGGGCGTTGGAGCAATCTCCGTATACTCAGTGGTTACTTCGGGTGTTATATCAGAAAAAGTTGTTCCCGGGGAGGGATCAATAGGAGCATAGACCGTATTAGCGTCTGGAACCACTGGCTCCCAGAAGAATAGCTCCCCAACAATACCCGTTGCAGCAACTCCGCGTAATGTTACATTAGCTTTACCCGTTACCGTTACTTCATCAACTTGACCTGTGGCTTCAACACCAGAAACAATTACATTAACGTCGGTGGATACAGTTACAGAACCAACGTTGGCTGTAACCTCAAACCCAGTGACAGGAATGTTGACATCCGAGCTTATATCTACGTCGCCTACTTCGCCCGTTGCCTCCACGCCATTAAGATCAACGTTTGCGTCACCAACAACCGCAACCTCGTCAACACTTCCGGTTGCCTCTAAGCCTGTGACATAGATATAGTTGTTAGAAACAATGCTGACAGTTCCAACAGACGCGATTGCTTCAACGCCATCAACCTCAGTATTGGCATCGCCAGTGACCTCTACGCCCTCAACCTCGCCAACCGCCTGCAAACCAGTAGTAGGCACGTTTGCGTCACCTATGACGGTTGCATCGCCAATTTCTCCAGAAGCAGAGACACCTTCAACAACTACATTAGCGTCGGCGGTAACTTCAACTACGCCTACTGAACCGGTAACTTCAAAGCCAGTGACAGGGATTACTGCATCACCAGAAACCTCGGCGTCTCCGACTTCACCCGTGGCCTCTAAACCTGTGACAGAAACATTAGCTGTTCCAATAACACTTACAGAGCCAGTGCTGCCGCTTACTTCAAACCCTGAAACAGAAACATTGGCCGCACCTGAAACAGAAACAGCCCCAACACCACCAGTGGCTTCCAAACCAGTGACAGGCACGTTGGCCGCACCTGAAACAGAAACAGCCCCAACGCTGCCGGTGGCCTCCAAACCGGTAACGTTTATGTTCTGATCTGTGGTAACACTTACACTGCCGACGCCACTGGTCGCTTCCAGACCCGTGACAGGAATATTTGCTTGGCCCGAAATTTGTACAGAACCTACATTGCCTGTAGCTTCTAAACCTGTAATCGTGATATTGGCGTCGCCAACGACACTTACAGAGCCAACGCCCTCGGTAGCTTCTAGGCCGGTAACGCTGGCAACCGCAGAGCCAATCGCGGTGACCGACCCCACACTGCTTATGGCTTCTAGACCAGTGACGCTTACATTTGCTGCCGCATTTACGAGGACAGAACCAACGCCACTCGTAGCTTCCAATCCCGTAACAGGTATGTTGGATTCGGTGGTAACGGCCACAGAACCGACCGATCCCGTGGCACTTAGATCAAAGTTCGCGCCCCACGTACCAGAACCCCAAGCCCCAGAACTCCAGCCGCTTATCGGAACAACGCATTCCCCAGTAGCAACAACTGTAGTTGCATCTACCGAAGCTGTGGCCGAAACGCCAGTTACGAATACCTCAACGCCGAAACCAGCGGTATCTTCGGCCAAAGGAGTCGCAGCTAAAGGAACAAAACCTAACATGTTGTCTCTCCTTTAACTTTGAAGCCCCTTATCTAATACAAAAAGATAAGTAGATTATGACCGCCAGTATGTACGACCAGCCGCAATGGCGTCGTTTATTGGCGTTAAATCTTTACCAGCCGTTTCGAACTTGTCGTCCAAAATCGTCATTTCAAGATATTGAACCATCGCGCCGACTTGCTCTTTCTTCTCATGATCTTGAGATTCGCGCATTTTCATGTTAGCTATGACGCTTGTGATAACATCAACATAGTGCAAAAGTCCCAAGTATTCTTTTTCTAACTCATTTACAGCCATTGATTAAGCTCCTTCTAGTGCTGCTAGTCGCGTTTCAAGCGCGTCACATTTTGCTGACAATTCCTGAACCGCTTTTACAAGAATTGGGTATGAACGAACATAGTCCGCTTCCAATTTGTCTGGATTATCCAACTTTACCAACCGAGTCCGGCTTGTGGAAGAGTGTTCTAATTCTACGTCAAATAACTCTTGCGCAATAAACCCCATGTCAGGCTTAGGACCTAACGATCCATCACGTCGGTCCCAAGTAAACTGTACCGGACGCATGTCGTTGATAAAGTCTAGACCATAAGGCAGGTCTTCAATCGCCGTTTTGTCCCGTTCATCGGACAAACTACTAATGGTTTGAACGTTGCAACGTAGGCTGGAAATATTGTTGTCACCTAGAGTTATTTCATTTGCCGCTGAACTAGAGGAAGCCATGGCCTCGTTGCCAATCAGCGTACAATTATACCCGGTCTGTAGTTCATTCGTCGTTGTTCCACCTTGAGCGTAACCCGCATTTCTACCTATACAAGTATTATTATACCCGGTCGTAAGGCTCCGACCGGTCCTAAACCCAATACCAGTGTTACCATACCCCGTATTAATTTGATATAAAGTTTCATACCCGGTTCCGACGTTCTCGTAACCTGTGGTATATTGGTATAAACTTCTATAACCCGTGCCCGTGTTATTATACCCCGAGGACTGGGAATTAACGCCTCTTCCTGATTCATACCCAAAAAAGTGATTACCGTTACCGGTGCCATATACACCGGACCAATAACCCACAAAAGCGGTATATAACCCGGTATTAACGTTTCCGGAGTAGTAACCCACCGACGTACCGTAAGAACGAACTGCGGAATAAGCACCTATGGCAACGGCTTGTGTATCAGAAGTTGTTTTAACATCCGAATCATATCCAACGCATGTAATATTGTCGCCGGTGTATATGCCATTTCCAGCATAACCACCTATGGCAACGTTATAGTACGGAGAATTGGTGCTACTTCTGCCTAAAGCATCGTAACCTATCCCAACGGAATAATAGTGAAATCCGTCAGACACTGAATAAGGTCCAATCGCGACAGAATAGTCCCCATAACCATCATTTGCCGCATAATAACCTATGTTTGTCATGTAGTCTTTGCCGGTGGTATTGTACTGGTTACAGTAGTAACCTATGTTTACGTTTCCGCTCCCACCAGAAGTGCCACTACTACCCCCGTAGCCTGAGTACATACCTACCGAAACATTGTAACTACCTGTGCCATTGTACGCGCCAGCACTGAATCCCGCCGAGACGTTTCGTGTACCTGTATAGATACCCTGACCCGCTGAATAACCAATATGAGTGTTTTCAGATCCGGTTGTAAAATTATTACCCGCAGAAGCACCAATCAAGGTGTTGTAAGAACCACTTGTTAAACTCGCACCGGCTAAAGCACCAGTTAAAGTATTGTAAGCCCCAGTAGCGGTGCGTCCTGAGTCATAACCCAGAAATGTATTATACGCGTTTGTGGTAACATCATTTCCCGCATTATAGCCCAGCGCGGTGTTGTAATACCCACTACTGTTGTTCTCCAACGCCATAGTGCCAACTGCGGTTATGCCTGTACCACTAGTCTGTTTGCCAGCAAAAGCTCCAATCGCAACAGTAGAGCTTGTAGTGTTTATCCTTCCGGCATTATAGCCAACACAGGTTGTATAGTTTGAAGTACTGTTATTTGTATTAGGCTCATAGCCAATACTTACGTTTCCAGTGCCCGTCGTGTTTGAATTGTGCGCATATGCCCCAATCGCAACATTGTGACTGCCTGTTGTCGTATTATCAAGGTTCGAACGACCCACCGCCACGTTGTTGTTGCCAGTAGTCATTTGACGCATAGGGTATGCGCCAATCGCCACGTTGTAAGTACCCGTCAGGGACGTATTCAAGGCATCTAAACCGATAGCTATATTTGACGTGCCGGTGTCGTCAGGCCATGGGCTTCGCCAAAGCATCGCCGTACCCGTTTGATCTGGGATAGTGAACGTGCGGTCAGCCGTAGGATCAGTGACGGTTACTGTTGTTTCATAGTCGTCATCTGTAGCACCTTCAAAGATCAAATCATACGTGTTTTTTAACTGTATGTCGCTTTGAAACTGCACCGTTCCTTCACCTGCTCTTATTAGCAGGCTTCCGCCGCTTGCGTTACCTTGCGATTGTAGATACGACCCTGCGACTACGGGTACAGGTAGACCAGAGCCAACTGCGGATAGTGATAGATTACCCGCATAGCCAATACCAGAGGGGTTTTCGGTCACTGTAATAGTTTCATAAGCCGTAAGTTCGCCATTAATATCAACGTCGCCCGTGAAAGTCCCGCCACTCGCTGGAACAATATCCTGTGCCGCCGCCGTAAGAAAAACAACAGCCTCGCCAGAAAGACTTAACAAAGAGCCTGTAGAACTTTCGGTCAGTGTCCGAGATAGCGTTGTACCAGATGCCGTGTAAGTGCCGGTCCCAACCTCCCAAGCATCGCCGTCTTCGATTGTATAACGAACAGTATCGCCGTCTGTAACGCCCCCTGCGGCAAAGGTTTGATACCCGTCCTCTGCCGCACCAAGTGTAATTGTTCCAGTGCCGGTTGTCGCCGTGACGACTTTAACTCTGTTCGCTAATACAACCATTATGCAATCCGAATTATAGCGTTAGACGCATCTGCCGTTGGGAAGATTACTTGAAAGTCGCCGGAACTTGATGATTTATCGGAACCAAAGTCCAACACAACAACCGACGGATCACCTGTTGCAGTGTCATTATAAATCAAAGCACCACGCGCGGTGATTGTTGCGCTTGACCAAGTAACATCGGCAAAGTCGGTAAAGGCTGTTGTGCCGCTCGACGTTGGTGTTACGTTAGTCAACGTCTCCCCCGTCGCAGTATACCCAGTACCACTAACTTCGTTTGTAGCAGTATAAGCTGTTGTGGCCGCAGTAAACGACGCATTGTTATCATATAGAGCAATCTTAAAGGTATTGCCTGTAGAGTTTGTGAAGTCGTGTGTACCTGTCAGCAACTCTTGCTTAAAAGATGTACACATATAGTTTCCAGTAAAGGCCATGTTAAAGTCTCCTTATAAGTTCAGCCATTTCGGGATGTCCCGCATCATTAAGTGCATTATACACAGTTGTGCGGTCACTGCGAATAGCCTGTCGCATATAGTATGCCACGAGCTTTTCGATGTGCTTTGAGAAAGCACGAGCTTGGTCCCGTATACCCGGATGTGCGTCATCCGATACCGATATAATTTTTTCAACGCACTGTTCCGCAAGCTCATCGGGCGTGAATCCACGGTTGTCCGTAGTACGGACCCCAACGATAGGAGTATCTTTTGGTACGCTTACCTTAAATTCAAACATTACTGTTTAGCCCTTATCACCATACCAGTGCGGTATTGATCTGTAGTTTCCTTTGCTTCACCTAGCATCTTAACACCAGTTACCGCTTCTTGGAATCGTTGATTATACATAGCCATGACATCCTGCTCACCCTTCATATAAATGTAGGCTTCAATCAATGATCCATAGAGTAACGTCATTTCTGCGTTTGTACTCAACCAAGTTGTAGAATCCTCCGCCCCTGCCGTAATACTCACAGGACGATAAAAATAATGCAGTTCAGCCGTGTAAGTTGTGTCTGGAGTTGGACCTAAAATAAAGTTGTCCACATCAAATTGTCCGTAATAACGTGGCGCACCTGTTGTTGTAGCGTCCGGTGTATACGTCTGGATAAAACTTACATCTTTAAACTCTACAAAAAACTTATCTCCATCCGCACCCGCTAAACTAAGAGAGTATGGAGCTAAGAAATCTGTCGGACACGCTAAGTATTTGTTGCTTGCTGTAGTGCTCGCTGTAGCATTTTTACGAAACAAGCTCAGTTGTACAGTTTTTAGAATCCTTTCCTCCGCTTGGCGAATAAACAAAGGTATATTCGTTATAAACGAAGATTCGTCGTTTTCTGTGTAATCCTGTATTGCTTGCTTTAACTGTGCGTATGTAAAACTCATGACGTTACCACCGTAATTTTTCCAACCTGACCAAATCCGGCAGGCGGTAATAGCTTTGGTGCCTCAACTGTAGGAAGACCAACATAAACAGACATTGTGGCCTTTACATCCGGCCGTGCATCTTTCAACGCTTGAGCGTCAATCACTTTTCGAAAAGGACCAAGCTGTGGCTGCTTTGGCTCGTACTCATCTCGACCTACTAATGCCCCGGTCCATTCTTTTCGCATGTCTTTATACCGATACCGGAACCCGGATCGATCTGAGATTGCATATGAGTTTTTTCCGGTAGCAAACTTTGACATTAGCTCGTCCTAAAATACTCGTACTGAGGCACTACGTTGAATGATGCCCGATCACGATCTTCGGCCATCGCACGTTCAAACTCTTCTTCGTACACTGCTTTCAAAAGCTGTATGCGCTGTGGCGCACGTTTCATAGCAATGTAATACGCTAAACCAGCCGCCAAACAAGGGTAGAACCTAAAGGGCATATCAAGCGTGTTTGTTTGAGCGTCCGCGTCGTCCATTCTGGTAAGAGCATCATAAACGATAACATCGGTGCTGTTTTCCGGAACAGGCCAGACTTTCAAGTTAGGAGTTATCTGACGATCCAAGAAAAACTGAGAAGGGCGGCCCGTCGTTGTTTTATTAGGGATAGATAAATAAGAATCGCGACTTATTCGATCCAAGGCATAATCAGTTCCACTTCGGCGAACGACCACAGACAAAACATCGATTATGTCGGTTCCTAAAGCGTAATCACCGTCGTTTTCCGTCAAGGTAATTGTACGCTGTTTTATAGTCCATTGATTCAAACCACGGTTTGCCCATTCTGCAAGCATAAGATTCATTGAACGCTTTGCAGTTTTCAGATCATACCCCGTGCGAACCTCCAAGCCACAACGCTCAAAAGCCTCTTCGATGTAATCCGCTACATCAAGCTCAAAATCTTTGCTTCCAGAAGTTGTCATAACTTACTTCTTCTTCTTTACCGCACCACCAGAACGCATCTTTTTCAAGATGCCTCCGCCACGCATTTTCTTCACCATGCCGCCACCGCGTAGCTTTTTCACAGGCCCACCGCGCATTTTCTTTTTAGGTTTCATCGCCATCGATCAGTCTCCTATAAAGTTTTTCTCTTTGAGCAAAAATAGCTTCTACATCATAATCTTTAGCATACTCTTCGTAATATCCCAAGGCTTTGAGTTGTTGCGAAGACTTATACACTTTTGACAGACGCTGTATGAAAATCATAGCATACTCTTCAGAAACAAGCTGCTCAAAAGTAGTTTCATCTAAATAAGAACTTTCGTCATCGTGCGGATGAAAACCCATAAGCCACATATCACGATCTATAAAAAACCCTAGAGAAATAGCCTCATTAAGCTGTTCAAGGTAATCGTGAAAAGCCTCTGGGTCTTTTTTGTACGTTAAATCTACCACAATCACTAAATCAAAGGCGTCATCAAACTGCGATATTGTACTGTAAATAGCTTGATAATTGTTTTCGTACTTATACAGCACCGCAACACGGCCCTCTGTCCACGCTTTTTTGGCGTAGGGGCACGGTGGTAAATTATTGAAATACGGGTTAGGCTTTTGCAAAGTATGCGCAGACCACGCAAGAATTTCTGCGTATATGTCTTTCTCTAAGTCTGGTTTATACGCAACTGCACTCATTAGCTTACAGAACCCTTTGTACGTTTACGGCGATTTGACAACACTTTTCCACAGCCTCGTGCTACGACCCCTTGGGTGTTTGCTTTCGGGGTCGGCCTCATGGCCTTGGTTGCTTCGATGGGGCCGCCTTGGGCTTTGAATTTGACTTCCGCGGCTTTGGTGTTTTTGACGTTGGTTTTGCCTTTTGCGCCTTCTCGCTTCTTTTTACGGGCTGTGGCGGCTCTTTCGGACTTGGAGAGACTATTCGCTTTAGACCTTGGAAGGCATCTGTCAGGATTCTTTTTATCCTTTGAAGTGCCGCACTTACCTTTAATTTTACCATCGGTTCCTATCCTTACCCAGTCTTGGTCCCGCCATTTTTTAAGCT